TCTAGCCATGCCCGATCTGTCGGGTATAATGATCCTGCACCATACGACGAATCACCCGTCACTCAACAAAAGGACATTCCGATGTTTACCATCACGATCTCGGCCGAATCGGCCGAGGCGCTGGCCACGCAGGCCGCCGAACTCGCCGCGCAACTTGGCGGCGCCACCGAAGACACCCCGGCCGAGAAGCCGAAGGCGACCCGCGGCAAGGCGAAACCCGCCGCCAAGGCCGAAGAGCCGGAAGACGCGCAGGTCGTCGAAGAGACGAAGCCCGAACCGAAGGCGAAAGAGCCCGAGTACAGCTTGCAGGACGTCCGGTCCGAAATCGCCAAGCTCGTGGCCCTCGGCGCCGAAGGGGCCAAGGCGGCGATCCAGATCGTTACCGACCTCGATGCCAAGGACGAGAAGGGCCTGCCGAAAGCCGACCAGATCAAGCCGGAGAAGTTCGGCGAGGCCATGCGGCTGGTCGCGGAAAAGATCGAGGCGTTGACGCCGAGCGGAGTGCTCTGATGACCTCCGGCGCCCACTCCGACCGCGACCACGCCAGGCTCGCCCCCTCGTCCATGCACCGCATCGTGGCGTGCGGGGGGAGCCTGGCGATGGAAGAGCGCATGCCCCCCGGCAAGAGTTCGTCGGCGGCGAATGAAGGCACCGCGGCGCATGAGCTGGCGGCGTGGGCGCTCACGATGCAGCGCGATCCGGCAGAAATGCTGGGCCGCGTGATCGACATCAACGGAAAGAGCCACGCGCTGCGGTTCCTGCAAGCGGGGGCGCCCGTCACGGACGACACCCGGTGGCCGGTGACGGAAGAAATGGTCGAGGCCGTCGATACCTACGTCGACTTCGTCAAGAGCCTCGGCGGGGAGCGCATGGTGGAGCAGCGGCTTCACATGGACCGTATCCACGAAGACATTTGGGGGACCGGCGACGCGATCGTCTGGCAGAAGGACGAAAAGACCCTCCACGTTGTTGACTTGAAATACGGTCGTGGCGTGGTCGTCGAGGCCGAGGACAACGAGCAGCTTCAATGCTACGCGAGCGGCGCTATCTCTCGCGTGGCTGCGGAGGGCGTGACCGGCGTCGAGACGGTTCGCATGACGATCGTCCAGCCCCGCGCGCCTCACCCGGAGGGCCAAGTGCGCACGGCCGAGATGACGTTCGCCGCGCTGGAATCCGCGGAGGCGGATATCGCCCTCGCGGCCAAGGGCGCGCTGATCGCGACAGGCCAGAATGACGTCGGGTCCGATGCCTGGAACGCCGAGTGGCTACGGGCGGGCGATCATTGCCGCTTCTGCGGCTTTGGCGCGCAATGCCCTGCCCGCGCGCAGCAGGCGCTCGCCGACGCGCAGGCCGAGTTTGCGGACGATGGCGGCATGATACTGCCGGAACCGGAGAGCATGGCCCCGGAGGCGCTGGCAGAGACGCTGAAGCGCGCCCGCCAGATCCAGCACTGGATCAACGCGGTCGAGGAATACGCCAACGCAGAGGCGCAAGCGGGCCGAGTACCACCGGGCTTCAAGCTGGTGGCGAAGCGCGCAAGCCGGTCATGGAAGGACGAGGCCGCATTCGTGGCCGTCGCGCCCATGATGTTCTCGATCTCGAATGACGACCTCTACGCCGAGCCGAAGTTGCTCAGCGTGGCGCAGGTCGAGAAGAAATTGCCGAAGGCCGAGCGCGAGGCGCTGGCGGCTTTCATCTCCAGCACTTCGTCCGGGACCAATCTGGTGCCGATCGAGGACGCGCGGCCGGGTACACGCCCGACCGCGGAAGAAGACTTTGCAACCTGACCACTACGGAGCGTTACACATGGTCGATTTCACCACCTGCGCGGAAACGAAGTCCGGCAATATCCGGACCCCGAAATGCCGCCTCAGCTACGTCTATCTCGAAACCCCGAACCCCAAGGCCAAGATCACCTCGGGCAACAACGCCGGCAAGTTCAAGTACACCGTGTCGCTGCTGATCCCGAAGTCGTCGAATATCGACATGCTCAAGAAGGCCGCCGAGGCCGTCGCGATCGAAGAGTTCGGCGCCGAGAAATTCAAGGGCCTGGTCGAAGCTGGCAAGTTCAACACGCCGTTCCTCGATGCGTTCAAGGCGTCGCGGACGGAGAAGAACCCCAGCGGCGACGAGCGGATGCGGGACTTCACCCTGATCCGCACGGACAGCATGACCAAGCCGGGCATCCTTGAATCGAACGGCCAGAGCATTGGCGACGACTACAGCGGCGTCTACGCGGGCCGCTGGGCCTTCGCGACGCTGAACGCCAGTGCATACCCGTCGATCGACGGCGGCAAGCCCGGCGTGAAGTTCTACCTCGGCAATATCCAGCTTCTCGACCACGACGAACGTCTTGGTGGTGGCCGGCCGAATGCCGAGGACGAGTTCGAACCCGTCAACGTCGCCGGCGGCGAGGCCGCTTCGACCGACAGCGTGTTCGGCAACGAGTCGTCCGGCGTTCTCTGACCTACTAGGACGCCGGGCCGGCCCCTCTGCTGGCACGGAGGGGCCACCTTTCAACAGGAGACGAAATGCGCTCAGACATCATCGACATCGAGGTTCGCGTTCTCAAGCGCACGGAACTGGCTGCGCTTGTGAAGGACGAAAGCGACCGCAAGGTCTGGCTCCCGCTTTCTGAAATCGAAATCCATCCACCCGAAGGCAGCAGATTGGCGCAAACGATCTCCCTGCCGGAATGGCTTGCTTTGGAAAAGGAACTGATCTGATGAACGACACCCCCGGTATCGGCGACAATTCGTACCGCGTGACCGCTGACGAGCTGCGCCAGTTCATCGAACGCTTCGAAAATCTCGAAGCCGAGAAGAAGGACATCACGGACCAGCAGAAAGAGGTGATGGCCGAGGCCAAGGGGCGCGGCTACGACGCCAAGATCATCCGCAAGGTGATCGCCCGCCGCAAGCGCGACAGGGCCGCCGTGGCGGAAGAAGACGCGGTTCTCGACCTGTACGAGAGCGCGCTGACCGCTGCCGTCGAAAACATGATGGCGTGAGATGGCCGCCAAGCTCGACCAATTCACCGACGAGGAACTGCTGACGCTCTGCGCCTTGGCGGACGCGGTCTATTCGTGCGGCGGGACCATGACGCGCGTCGAGCGGGCGTTCCTCGCGATCATGAAGCGCAAGCAACTCTGGACGCCGAAGGATGGGTAAGCGCTCCGATAAGGAGCGGGTGCCCAAGGACCAGTATTTCACGCCCCGCGCCGCCGTGACGCCGCTGGAGCGGTTCCTGCCGCCCAGCTTCACCTACGTCGAGCCTTGCGCCGGGAACGGCGCTCTGATCGGCCATTTGGCGGAGATCGGGGGCTTCTGCATGTGGGCGGGCGATATCGAGCCGAAGGCGCCCGGGATCCACACTTGCGATCTGAAGGAATTTCCGAACGTGGCTATCGCCGATTTCATCATCACCAACCCGCCGTGGACGCGGAACCTCATGCACCCGCTGATCGAGCGGGCCAAAGACATGCTCCCGACGTGGCTTTTGTTCGACGGGGACTGGCTCTTCAACAAGCACGCCGCGCCGTATCTGCCGTTCTGCAAGCGGGTCGTTCCGGTCGGGCGCGTGAAGTGGTTCGCAGACTCGCCGCACGCGGGCAANNTTGGCGCGGAGCGCGGGCCGGGGCCGATCGTGGAGGGGCGGGCATGAAGTTCGCCTATGCCGATCCGCCATATCTTGGCTGCGGTCGCCTTTACGCAGACCATCACCCGGAGGCCATGATATGGGACGACCCGGACACGCATCGCGCCCTGATCGAGCGATTGTGCGGCGAGTATCCCAATGGGTGGGCGCTATCCCTCCACGCGCCATCGCTTCGGATCATCCTCCCGATGTGTCCGGAAGATGTAAGAGTGCACGTGTGGGTAAAGCCTTTTGCCATCTTCAAGCCAAACGTGAATCCCGCATATGCCTGGGAGCCGGTTCTCATCCGAGGCGGTCGAAAACGCGGACGCGATATACCGACGGTGCGGGATTGGGTGTCAGCCAACATTACTCTCCGGAAGGGTCTCACGGGGGCCAAGCCTCCGGGGTTTTGCGAGGCGGTTCTTGACTGGCTGTATGTTCTTCCCGGCGATGAGCTGCACGATCTATTCCCGGGGACAGGCGCCATGACGGAGTCCTTTTACCGGCGTGTCGCCGCGGAGATGCTGGCATGACCACCCTTCGCCTCGACTTCGAGACCCGGAGCCCCGTCGATCTCCGCAAGGCCGGTACATACGTCTACGCCGAGCACCCGGACACTGACATCTGGTGCGCTGCGTTTGCCCTCGGTGACGAGGCCCCGCGCCTCTGGATCCCGGGCGAGCCCTGCCCCGCCGACGTGCGCGAGCATATCGAAAGCGGCGGCACCGTGACCGCCCACAACGCCGCTTTCGAGAGGGTGATCTGGCGGCATATCTTTACCCCACGCTACGGCTGGCCCGAGCCGAAACTGGAGCAATTCCGCTGCACGATGGCCGCCGCGCTGGCGCTGTCCTTGCCGGCGGGCCTTGACGATCTGGCGGGCGCCCTGGGGCTGGCCGAGAAGAAGGACGAGGCCGGGTACCGCAAGATGATCCAGATGGCCAAGCCACGGAAGCGGAACGACGACGGGACGTTCATCTGGTGGGACGATGCCGAGCGCCTTGCCGGGCTATATGCCTACTGCATGCAGGACGTGATCGTCGAGCGCGAAGTCGATAAGAAGTTGCTCCCGCTGCGGCCGTCGGAGCAGAAGCTCTGGTTCGTGGACCAGAGGATCAACGACCGCGGTGTCTATGTGGACGTCAATCTCTGCGAAGCCGCCAACGACATCGCCGACGAGATGCAGAAGCGGCTTGACCGCGCCATGCGGCAGGCCACCGGCAATGAGGTCCGGGCCTGCACCAACTCCAAGCAGTTGACCGAATGGCTCAACCAACAGGGCGTCGCCTGCGACAGCGTAGCCAAAGACCACGTCGAGCGCATGCTGGGCCGCGACGATCTCGCCCCGAACGTCCGCGAGGCGCTTCTACTGCGCCAGCAGGGCAGCAAGACCAGCACCGCCAAGGCCGACGCCTTACTGAACGGCAAGAGCGCTGACGGTCGCGCACGGGGCCTGACGCAGTTTCACGCTGCCGGTACGGGCCGCTGGGGCGGGCGCCGGTTCCAGCCGCAGAACCTCAAGCGGCCTGACGAGTCCACCGACATCGCGCAGGCGATCACGCTCATCAAGTCGCGCAACCTCGATGCCATGCTCATGCTCTACGACGACCCCATGAGCATCATCGGGGACTGCATCCGGGGCATGGTCACGGCGGCGCCGGGCCGCATCCTGCGCGCGGCGGATTTCAGCAACATCGAGGGCCGCGATCTCGCATGGCTGGCCGGTGAACAATGGAAACTGGACGCCTTCGCGGCGTTCGACCGGGGCGACGGGGAGGATCTGTACAAGGTCACGGCGGGCAGCATTCTCGACAAGTCCGCGAAGGACGTCTCGAAGCTGGAGCGCCAGAACATCGGCAAGGTCTCGGAACTCGCGCTCGGCTACCAGGGCGGCGTCGGCGCGATGATGACCATGAGCAAGGGCAAGGTGCCGTTTCACGAACTCTACGACATGCTGGCCGGAAAGATGCCGGACCACGCTGAGAAGGCGGCGGAAGCCTACGACCAGCGGGGGCGCGGGCAAGGACTGTCGGCTACCGGGTGGCAGGCGGCGGAGATCATCAAGCTCGCATGGCGCGAGAAGCACCCGAGGATCGTCCAGTTCTGGCGCGATGCCGAGGACGCTGCGATCGACGCCATCGCCAACCCCGGCGGCATCTACCAGGCGGGCAAGATCCGCTTCCGCAAGACCGGGTCGTTCCTGTTCATGCAACTGCCGAGCGGGCGGTGCCTCGCCTATGCGTACCCCTCTCTGGCCGACGACGTAACCCCGTGGGGCAAGTCGATCAAGAAGGTCAAGTTTTGGGGTGTCGATAGCCTTACGAAGAAATGGACGCGGCAGGACACCTACGGCGGAAAGCTGGTGGAGAACGCGACGCAGGCCACCGCCCGCGACAAGCTGGCCGACCGGCTGGTCTGGCTGGACGAGAACGGCTGGGACCCGGTGCTGCACGTCCACGACGAGGCCGTGACCGAGACCCTGCCGGAGTTCGGGTCCACGGAGGACCTGGAAAGAATCATGTCAACGATGCCTGCGTGGGCGGCCGGGTGCCCGGTGGCCGCTGCGGGGTGGAGCGAAGAGAGGTACCAGAAGTGACCCGCCGCAAGCCCCTGCCCTGCTGCGTCGCTTCCGGCGTCGACCCCTTCGTAACGTGGATGATGGTGTTCGCAAGGGGCGAGGGCATGAGCCAGGCGGCCCTCGCCCACAAAGTCGGCGTCTCCGCGTTCACAGTCGGGCGCTGGAGCACGGGCGCGGTCACGCCGTCGCTGCACAACGCCCGCGCGGCGGCAAACGCCCTCGGATATGATCTGGTTCTTCGTAAACGCCCGTCTCGACCAAAGGATTCGACCAAAAGGCCCGGTCCGACACACGTCGGAAATAGCGAAAGCACTGAAATCAAACGGTAATTTGGCGCACCCGAGAGGATTCGAACCTCTGGCCTCTGCCTTCGGAGGGCGGAATTTGTCGCATGTGAACGACGTCTAGGCCGCTGAATTTCCATGATTTCGCACTTGTGTCGAATCACCAAATACGACAGATTCGACACGCCAGTGGCGCGTTACGCGCAAGGAAATCGAAAGGAAACACCCATGAAACTGCTGGACCACAAGGCGGCCCTGCCGGCGCTTTGCGTCGTGCTGTTCGGCCTGCTGATCTACACGGCGGTGGCGCTATGAGCGCCTTTCGCGAACTGGAGGGCGACTCCGCGCTCCTGCTCTCCAACGGGGTCTTTCGGCAAGTTCCGCTGTACGAGCGCAACGGCGTTCTCTTCGCGAAGTGGGGCGCCGGATTCGTCCGCTTGACGCAGACAGGGGCTACCAGCGCGCCTGCGGTCCAGTTCACCGAACTTGTTTATGAGGGCCCGCTCTTCGCGGACGCTTTCGGCAGGCTGGCGTTGGCGCCGGCCGATGGCCGCAAGGCGCTTTTGCCGCAGCCGGGGGCGCTGCCCCTGCCCGCACCGGAGGAATGACCATGCACGCAGTTCTCTTCATCTGGCTCGCGCCGTCGTTTCAGGCTGCCGTTCCTGTCGCCTACTTCGAGACCCTTAGCGGCTGCGTCGCCGCGCTGCCGGTGGCCGAAGCGGAATATGTGCAGGAGGGCTGGGGCAACGCTCAGGCTGTCTGTGTCGAGTTCAGCTTCGCCCCCGAGACCTCGCCGCGCCCGCGGCCCAAGCCTGGGAGGGGCCAGTGATGGACCGCGCTGAAATCCTGGACACCGCGAAGGCATACGTCACCAAGGACCGCGCGGCCACGCATGGAGACGCAGAGCGGAACTTCGAGACGATCGCAGCCATGTGGTCGGCCTATCTCGGCGCGCCCGTAGAAGCGCACGACGTCGCTGCCATGATGGTTCTTCTGAAGGTGTCCCGCGTCAAATCCAACCCGGGCCACGCTGATAATTGGGTCGATGGCGCGGGGTACTTCGCCTGCGGCGGGGAGATCGCTACCGTAGACGATATGCTGGAGGCCCCGGGCCCCCTCGACCCCGGCATCAGCCACGGCCCCCTCCCATTCTGGAAAAGCAAGACGCAGCCCGAACCCTGCAAGCATATGTGGGAGCATATCGCGGATTCCAGCGGCCCGCACTTCCAGTGCACGCTCTGCGGGAAGCGCCGGGGCTGGGGCGAGCATGGCTAAGCCTCGGCGCGCCCGGTGCTGCACCTACTGCCGCCGGGCGCTCACCGACCCCGCGAAGGGCGGGTCCACGGCGGCCACGCGCGACCACGTCGTCCCGAAGTCTGCCGGTGGCTGGCGAACGGTCCGGTGCTGCCGCGCCTGCAATGAGGTCAAGGGCAATATGATGCCCGACCAATGGGCCGAGTTCATGCGCGAGACCCCGGAATGGTGGCGGCTCTACAAGCTGACCGGCCTGCGCGGCATGAAGCTTTACGCGGCCCTCATCATAACACGCCGGACAGATCCGTGAAGATCGACTGCCCGGCCATATAATCCGGGCAATGGTGGCCGTAGACCCGCTCGACCGTCTCGACGGTATCACCGAGCAGCTTCGCGACGTCCCATATCTTCGCGCCGTCCTGGAGCATGTGCGTGGCCCGCGAGTGGCGGAGCACATGCGGCCCCCGGCGGCCTTCCTCAACCCCGGCCGCCTCACACGCCGCCGAGAACTTCTTGTAGACGTCGTAGCCCGGGTCGCGGAACAGGTACTCGCTTTTTCCGGACCATAGCAGCAGGCGCCGGATCTCTGACGCCATCTCGTCGGAGATCGGCACCATGGGCGCCCGCTTTTTGGTGCGGGCCTTCCCCGCGGGCGTGAGGGCCATGCGGCGGCGCTCGATGTCGATCTGCGTCTTCCGTATCCGCTCGATGCTCTTGCGCCGCGCGCCGCTGGCATAGGCGAGTACAATGAATGCCCGGCACCGCGGGTCGGGGTCCTTGCTGGCCTCTGCGATCACGTCTCGAAGTTCCGCGCGGGACAGATACTTTGCGTCCTCCACGGGGGCGTGAGGCGGCAACTCGACCTGCGGCACCTGGTCAGGCGGAAGCCGCTTCCAGCGCACGGCGTGGTTCGCCGCGGCCACGAGGACGGTCAGTTCACGCCGGACGGTGCTCGGCCCCGCCGAGGGCGTGCAGGCGGCCCTATGGTCACGGTAGGCGCGGCACTCCGGTATGCCGACCGACAGAACCGGCGTGTCGGCGAAGTAGTCCCGCAAGTGCCGCGCGGAGATCCACTGGCGGTACCCATCGGCCACGCCCGTGGCCCCCTCGACCGGCTCCCGGGTTTCCGGGTCGACCCCGACATGCTCCCGAAGATATCTGTCCAACACCTCGTGGACCGTCACTCCAGCATGCGCAGGGCGGCGTAGTACGCTGAGTCCTTCCGTGAGGAACGCGATGTAGCGATCCTGCGCTTCGCTCGCATCTCGCGTGCGAAGGCTGAGGCGTTCGGTCCTCCGGGTTTTCTGGTTGTACCAGAAGACGTAGTAGGTGCCGTTCTGGTGCTGGTCGAGCCAGGGGATATCTCTCGGGCTGCGAGGCATAGGTCGACTTGCTCCTGTGTCCATCTGCGGTGGCCGCCGGGGGTGGCGCCAGCGGGTTCGATCGTTCCGGCCCGGAGCCAACGCTGCACGGTGCGCAACGTCACGCCGATAGCCGCTGCAAACTCACCCGTTGTCAGGGTACCCCTCGGCTGCGAGGTCCTTCTTCCGTTCGGCATTCAAAATCTCCAGAATCTTTACGGCAACCGGCCACGGCACCCGCTTGTTGACGCGCAGAAACGCGTAGCCTTCCCCCGCATCACGGACATCGGTCGAGGGCAGCACACCGGCGTTGCGCTGGGGCGGCATGCCCCGCTCCGGCAGCAGGTCATCGGGTGTCGTGTTGAGCGCTTTCGCCATGGCCAACAAAAACCCGGGCCCCGGAAGCGCCTTGGCGTTCGCGTAGTTCGATATGTTGTCGCGCGCGATCTCGCCTCCGGGAAGGTGTTTCGATGCCTCCCGTGCAAGATCGCTTTGATTCCAGTTCCTTACCGCCATCTCATGCTTGAGACGACTGGCGAACGTGGCACGAATGACTTCGGCCGGGTTGTCGGACATGGCGCTTCTCCATCAATCACCATTTACGTTATATGTCGTATTTAGCGACGATGGATGATTCGCGCAAGTTAGGCAAAGGTACAGGATTCCCTACCTTGAAGGCCTAGCGACACCCCGCGCTCAGCTTCTCAAGCAGGGTCCGGCCAGTAGCGACCGACAGAGGCCCGCCGTCAGCCACAAGTGCTCTCGCGTGGGCCTTCTGATCGGCAAGGGTGGCGTCGCAGATTGCAGGGCTACTTGTCCCCGAAATCACGCAGCCACTCAATGTCATCATCAGCGTTGCCAGTAGAGCCTTTGACATTGTCGATCCTCTTCCGGGTTTTCTTGTACGCCTCTGCGTCGCGTTTTTTCGCCGCCTGACCGCCTTCCCGCTTTCCCGCGCCCCATGCGCCCAGAAGCGCCACAGCGGCCACCGCAGCCCACGCCACAGCGCGCTTGATCCATGCGGGTATGAAGCGCCCAAGCCCGAGGATGAAGGGTATCATTTCCCCCTCCATTTGCTGCCATACCACCACGCCAGCACCATCACCCCGGCATAGGCGAGGCCAATGCCAGAGGCGACGCCGAGAAGGTAGGTCACCGACGCGCCCTCAGGTCAAATCCTATCGGCGGGTAGTCATATTCCAAGGGCTCGCCGTCAGGCCCAAGAATCCGCGAAAATACCGGACGCTCAAAGTCCTGAACATCAATGCGCTCGAGCGGCCATTCTTCGGGATAGTGTTCGTCCCACACCGCGCGGGTCCTGTATGTCGGCTTGATTTTCATTTCGCCCACCCGAACCGACGGGCAAGCGCATACCAGCCGCCCGCGATGAGAGCGACGACAGCCGCCACAAGGTCGGGATCGGTGCGGATATAGTCCACCACCCAGCTATCGGCACCCTGCCCCGCCAGATAACCGGCGAGGGCGTAGAGAGCGATCCGAACGAAGGGGAATATGTCGGTCATGTCAGCCTCCACAGCTTGAGAAGGCGGGGCCGAAGCCCCGCACGGTTAGACGAAGTTTGCCTTGACCGCCCACATAGCTGCCTGCTCATAGTTGGTGAGCGCGATGGAGCGATGACGGTTTTCCGGGACCGCTTCGCGTAGGTAGTCCATAAGTTCCTCGGTGCGGCGCTTGATTTCGGCCACAACCTCAGAGCCGGACGGGTTGAAGGACGGGATGGTGGTTTCTTTCGACATTGCATTTTCCTTTGTCGGCCCGTTGACGCTCGGGCGGGCGAAACGCCATGCTGGCGAATTCAATTTCCACAGCTTGAGAACACCCACGCCAGAAACGGCACGGCGCAGGCCCATTTCCAGAACGCGGCAGACAGCCCAAGGAATGCCGTCCCGATCAGCCACGCAAGGCCGCTGCCGGTGGGCGCAACAGGGCCGGGGGCGGCGATGGGCTTGGTGTCGGCAACCGGCGTCAGGAACAGCGCCCGTTCTGCCTCCCTGCGGCGGACAAGCCCTTTTAGAACCTTGCCGCCCGCCTTGTTGAACAGGCGAATATTGTTCGCCGCGCGCGTCTTGTCGCCAGCATTGAAATAGCGAAGCGCGGACGATTTCCGAAACGCTGTCGGGCCGATGTTGTAGGCCAGCGAGACAAACGCCCCGAACTCGTTTTCATTGATGGGCGCCGTGATATACTTGGCGATCTGCGCGGCGAACTTGTCCACGGTCTTTTGCAGATACCATTCCGCCTCGGCCTTCGTGATTGTCATACCGGGGACCGGGACGATCCCGACACCGGCCGCAGACGTGGTGCCGTAGCCGATGGTCCAGACGCCAACTGCATCGCGGTACGCTTCGCCGCGAAAGCCCTCAAAGGTCTTGATGAGGTCAATGGCTGCTTGATTGACCTTCATTTCTGCCCGCCTTGCTCGATCCGTTCGAGCCGATTGTCGATCCGGCTGAGGTAAGTCAGGATCGAGGAAAACCGTTCGTCAGACCGCGCCTGCGAGTTTTCCAGCGTACGCAGACGCGCTTCCATGGCGTCCTGTGTGCGCGACACCTTTCCGATGTCTTCCCTATTCGCGGCGGCGGTCCCGTTCACGGCGGCGTAGGCCAGCGTGACAGTGACCAGCGTCACGCCGATCTGGATCAGGTTGCCAAACGAAATCTGCCGCTTGTATTCAGTCGTCATTCGTTCTCTCCACTTGCCGCTTCCCCGCCAACGATCATCTCGTTCAACTTGGCCGACCATTTGTAGATTTGCGCGTCCGTCGTCGGGAACCGCAGCATGTGCTCCATGATGCGGGGGTCTGTCGCGGCGCGCAGGATCAGCTTATTGGCCGCGGCGTTGGCATCGGGGAACTGGTCCGCCACTGTCTTGATCCGCCGCTCAACCGATCCGGCCATGAGCGCGCCGCGTGTCAGCATCGTGACGATACCCGCCGGGTTTGCCAGCGCCGTGATAACGCCGCGCAGGCCGCCAAGGTTCTCCGCAGTGGCCGAACCGCTGGACGCTTGCGTGCCGCGCTTGGAGAGCACTTCAAGGCGCGTTTGCGCCTGTTTCAGACGACTCATTTCCTCGGGGCTGAATACCTCCGCCAGCGCCTTCTCGTTGTCCCGCATGACCCGGCTGATTTTGCCCAGCGAAACGGTCACGTCCGCGCTGTCGACAGCCGCCTTGCTCGCGGTTGTGACCTGCGCCGAGAGCCAATCGGAAACTGCGGCTTTCCAGCCAGCGGCGGCGGCCGGATCGCCGGCAAACGCCTTCGTCGCCTCGCGCATGGCCGCAACGCTGTCGGGCTTCGCGAATACCCCGGCCACGGCCTTGCGCGGCTCCGATCCGGCGATGAGCTTCAGCGCGCCCTCATTGATCTGGCGTTCGGTGAGTTTCAGGTTGGCAGCGGCCTTGTCGAGATCGGCGGCGAGTGCGCTCGCATCCGCATTGCCCTGTCGGGTCCGATTCAGCAAGTCGTCAAACTGCGCCCGCATTTCCGGGATCTGCGAGAACATGCCTTCGCGGTTTGCCATGAACTTCGCGAGCGCCTGTTCGGATACCCGCCCGTTGCGCACCACCCCGGAGCGAACTGCGTCAGCGAGAACGTAGTCGGTCGCAGCGGCGGTGGCCGCAGCGGGGTCGGGCGTGCGTTGGATGATCGCTGCAACGTCTTCCGCTGCGGCGCGACCGGCGGGGCCGCCCATGAGGAACTTTCCTGCCGTCATTTCTGGCGGCGTGTTCATGCGTTGCGGGTCCCGGTCGATGCTCTTGAAAAAGTCCGGCGCCGCGTAGCCCTCGCGGTACGTCGGAGCAAAGTTCTCCCGATAGTTGGTGTCGGCCCGCGCCAGTGCTTCCGTACCCGGCAGGCCACTCTCCGCTGCTGTCCGCACGTCCTGATTGATGCCGGTGCGCAAGCTACGGGCGGTGTCCGCCTGCCCAAAGTTCCCCTGCGCCCGGGCCGTGGATTCGATACCCTGAAGCGCCTGCCGGTCCCGCATCGCTTCTTCGAGCGTACGGACTACGGGCGGCAACGCGGGCTCCGTCGAGGGGAGCGTCGTTCCGGTCGGGGCAGACGCATCTTTCGGGAACGTGAACGCCTCCGCTATACGGGTAGCCTGCGGGTCGCGCAGCGCCGGGTTGAGGCCCTGATTCCGGGCCAGCATCTCGTCGGCGGCAGCGCGCACGTTGTCCGTCCGCACGACGGCGTCGGGGATCTTCGCCGCTTCATCATAAAGCGTGTTTTTCAGCGCGCGGTCGGGGAAATACGTTTGCTCGACGATTGCCCGGTCCAGATCGCGCGACGCCTGGTCAAGCGAGCGGCCCTGCGAAAACGCCGCGCCGAGATCGAGCGCCTGCGCATCGTTTGCATTGATGGCACCTTGCGCGGCCTCGACAGGCGCTCGCGCGGCTGCGAGCTGGTCCTCGATCGACTTCGCGGCCACCGGGCGGGGGGCTTCCGGGTTGGCGCCGTCCGGTCGCGTGGACGTTACGCGGTCGGATACCGCGCCCATGGCGCGCTGGTCGGCCTGAATGAAGTCCGGCGCCGTGTCTCCCACCCGGAGCTTTCGCTCCGCCGAGATCAACCCGGGGTCGCCGGAGATAAGCGCGGAAGTCGGGTGCGCGCCGTCGCCGGCAGTCTGGAGGTACGACGCAATCTCGTCTGCGGCTTTGCCGGGGTCGAACGCCCGGTCTTGCAGAAGCGTGGCCGCGCGGGAGTAATCGTCCCTCGTAACCGGGAGCATGGACTCCGGGTCTCGGGGGATGATGTCTTCCGGCATCGTTGCGTAGCGCCCCGGGACCTTGCGCGCGGCGTTCATCGCGCCTTCCGCGCTGTTGAGCATCTTGGCGCCGCCGAGGCCACCGGCGAGGCCCGTGATGATATCCGCGATCGGCCCCTGCGCCCACTCTGGCGCGTACTGCCGCCACGATTCCATGAGCGTGCCGGAGCCAACGCCCGCCGCCGCATCGCCAGCCAGGACGCGAGCATCGCTGCCTGCGGCTTCGTATGGCGCTGTTAGCGTTCGCGGAAGGACGTCACGCGCTGCGTGGACCAGCCCAGATCCCAGCGTCGATTCCGCGCCAAGTTCAATGGCGCGGCCGCGCACCCGCTCGCCCGTGGTCCGCTGGCTCCATGGAATGACGGCGCCCTCGCCAAGCGCCGCGTTCGTCAACTCGGATGCCGCGCCGGAGATACTGTTCGACCCACCTACCGGGTTCTCGATCCGGTAGGGCATGGACCCACCAAACAGGCCCGCCAGCTTGTCGGCGCCCGTTGCCGCGAGGTTCATACCCATCGACACAAGGTCGACTGGCGCCCCGGCCAGGCCGGCCATGCCCCGGCCGACGTCCTGAACCCCGAGTCGTAGCCCCCGCACCATGGCCTCCGGGGACCAGATGGACGCGTTCGGGTCGGGCATCGGCGGGCCCTGCATCTCGACGGGCCCTTGGGGCGCGGGAGCGCCGCCCGTTTGTGGGGCGTCCTGCCAACGCGGCGTACCGGCCGCCGGAGATACGATCGGAGCGTCCTGCCAGCCCATTACGGTTTCCTCCGGCGGGACCCGTCAGGTGCGATAAACTCGGTGCCAGAGGGCAGCGCCTCATACTCGGCATCGGAGGTAATAGTCGGCGCGCCGCCCCCGCCTGCCACAGGCGCCGGAGGCTCCGGAAGAACTGCATCACGGCCCCCGGAGAGCAACGCCTGGTTTTCCCCGAGACGCGCGTTAACCTCGGCCTCGATCGTGTCGAGCGTAGTCATAAACGCCTTCTGCGAGCCGAAGAACGACAACGGATCCCCGACGATAGCCTGGAATCGCTTGACGTCGTTGTCCGACAGGCCGCGCCCCGTCTGGTTCGCAATGGCCGCGGCGGCTTCGTAAGGGAGCAGCCGCGCGTACATCTCAAGCGAGGTCAGGTTGGGGTCGTAGTCGAACTTGAGGAACTTGGCGGCCACGGGGTCGCCCTGCGCGGCCATGTCCTGCAAACTTTGCTCGGTCGCGGCGATACTGCTGCGCAGATCCTCGCTGAAGCCGCCCAACGCGGCGTCAATGGCGGACTGCACGTCCTGCCCAATGGACCTCGCGCGGCCGATGATACCAAACGCGGTCGGCCCGGCGGCACTGGCCACGGCGCGAGCGCGCTCGATCGTGCCTTTGAACTTCCGCCCCGCCAATGCTTGTGCTTCGATGTCGCGGTTGTTGACCTTGTCGAGCCCGGCGGATGCACGGTCCGCGCTGACCACGCTCGTCTTGATCGCATCGGACGGCAACGGCTGCCCGGTCGCTGCATCGGTCATGCCGTCCACGCTGCGGTAGATCGTGCCGTCCGTCGCGATGTAGCTGTCCGCTTGGGGCGGAGTTTTCGGCTCGGCGCCAACGTAGGCCAACTGCTGCGCGGGCGTCATGTCGATGCCGCCAGCCGTGAGGCCCTTCTGCTGGCTGTCGCTCAGGACCGCGCGGTCCGTGGGCAGCATATCGCTCTTGCGAACCGGAACGGCCACGCCGTCGCGGATGACGGTCTGAATGTCATTTTCGTCTTTCGCCATTGCGGTGGCCGCCGAGACGTCTTGCCCGCGCATGGTCGTGGCGTTGTCGCGGACGCTGTCGCGCTCCATCCGGTTCTGGTCGGAGGCGAATCCGCTGTAGGTCCGGGCGTAGTCGCCGCCGGCACCGACGAAGGCGTCCGTGGCCGCCTGGTTCTCCGCGCCAAAGGCGCCGGACATGAACATGCGCGCCAAGTCTGCGGCTTCCTGCGGCTTCATGCCGCCTTCGATCGCACGGGCGCCGAGTTCACCGTAAAACTGCGGGGCGTTGAGCGGGTTGTAGGTCCCGTCAGTGGCCGGAGCGCCGTTCATGCCACTCGGAGTGGCAGCGGGCAGATATTGACCTAGATCGAGCGCTCGCGCGATGCTGCCGACCTTGTCGGCGTAATTCGGGTCGGTGGCGTACCCGGAGCGCCCCAGCGCCGCAAGTTGGGCATCAAGCCCTTGCGCGGAGAGCATGTCCCCGTACCGCGGGTTGCTGGTGACGAAGTCTCCGTAGCCATGCACGCTGGACTCCGGGCTGTCGTAGGTGCGGAACGCATCCGCGATGTTCACCGGCTGCCCGTTCACGACCTCCGTCGTATTGAGCATCTGGCCGCCGGGGGCCCCGTGGGACTTGATGCCGAAGAAATTATTGCCAGGGGCGCTCTTGCCCCACCCCGTTTCGAGCGCTGACTGCGCAACGATAAGGCGCGGGTCAAGCCCGGTCCGCTGCCCAACGCTGATAGCCGCTGGCGCGATCTTGGATAGAAAATCCTCGCGGCCGACAATCGGCGGAGAGGCCACGGGGGCCGCCGGGCGCGGCTGCGTGGACGCAGCATTCCCGACTTCGCGGAACAGGTCCATCATGTTCTGCGCGCCAGCGTTCTCGCGCTGGGCCTTGAGCAACTGCTCTTTCTTGAGCGCCGGGGTAATCGTGTCGCCCCAAAGCGCCGCGCCCGCCTTCTCCAGCATGCCGGAGATCGGGGATGTGTATCCCTGCGCGGAGACCCATTTCACCATTACGAAATCCTCGGCGGGGCCGCGGGACGTCCGCCGGCATAATAGCCGCCCATCGTGCCGAGACCGCTCAGCAGCGACCCAATACCGGAGGGCCGGTTACGCGCGGACGCAGCGCCGGCGGCGAGGTCCTGATACATCGGGAGCATCCCGGCGTCCGAAGACGCAAACTCCCCGATGGTCGCCAGTTTGCGGCCAACCGTCGTATTGGCGAGGTCCTGCCCGAACAGCGCGTCAGTCATACCGGACGTCTTGGCCAGCGCGGACGCGCGGGTCTTCGCGGCGTCGGTCGCCTTCTTGGACTCGTTGTCGTAGACCTTGCCGATGATGGACGCCGCGCTGCCTTGAATGGGCGCGGCCGTGGCCGGAGCGGTCGTGTCGATCGCCTCCGTCGTCTTTTGCTCGCGGGACTGGACCGCCTCATCGCGGGTCTGCGCCGCCTGGTCCGCCTCCGCTGCTTGCTGACGAGACGCGAAGAGATCGGCGGCCTGTTGCTCCCGCTGCTTGTTGCGGTCAAGAAACTGGTTCAGCCGGTCATTCGACGCTGATACAACGGCGTCCTGCTGCTTCTGCACCTGGTTAGCCTGTATGGCTTGCCCGATGCCGCCAGCGGCCATCGCCGCGATTTCAAGTCCGGTACACATGTCAGCCTCCCACCGTTCGGCTCGACCCGCGCCCGGACGCCGCCGGGGCCGAGCTGCGGTAGCCCGTTCCCGCGGAATTGCGCCGTGCGGTGCTGTAGGCGAGATACGGGTTCATCACGCCCTCGAAGACCGCGCCGATCGGCGTCACCGCGGACGGAGCGGCCAGGGCCGTGGCCGAACCGATAGCTTGTGCGCTGATCCCGGTCGGGTCCGCTGACGCCCGGTTCAAGGCGTAGAGATCGCTTTTCTGGTTCTCGACTGTGCCGCGAAGCGAGTTGGCGGCGTCCTGCGCGTTGTTGGAAATCATCGCGGCGTTGTCGGCATAGACCTTGCCTATCTTACCGAACGCCTGCGCGCCGGGGGTGGACGCCAGCATGCCCCGCTGGGCGAGGATGGCAGTCAGCTTGCCCCGGGCATCGGAGAACTGTTGGTCGAGTTCCGAACGCTGATACGCTTCGATGTTGCTCGCGTAGTCGTTGTAGTAGTTGCTGTCGTACTGGCCGAACGCGCTGTCGATCGCGGCTTGGCCCTCCATTATGCGCGCTTCGCGGGCGTCGGCGTCCGCTTTGGCGCGCGCTTCCGCTTCCGCTGCTTGACGTGCCGCGTCGGACCCTCCACCCATGCACATAGTGCGAACCTCTGAACGCGTCGCGGGGGCGAGGCCGGACTCTTGGGCGCCTACTCTATCGGAATACACGACATTTCCAACAAACGCAACCTAGCGCCGTGGGTACAGGAAGTCCCGACGGGCGCCGTCGTGCGCGATTTTCTCGAAGCCAAGCAGCCCGAGCCAACGATCCGTGTCGGCATGCGGCGCGAACGTTACGACGCAAAGGGGCTTGCCGAAGTCGAGCTTGCGCAGGAACGCCCGCGTCTTGATGATGGCGGGAACCCCAGCTTCGAAATAAGCCTGCGTGGCGAGTGTCCACATGCTCGTGTAGCTGCCGTAGTCCGTGAAGCCAAAGATCGCCATCGGCCGATCGTCAAGCGTGCTCACGAATACCGGCGCCCCAGCTTCGAAAGCCCCGGCCACCATGCTCGCGGGAGACGCGCCGATGACCTCGTACTCGTCGAGCGTTTGCCGGGAAATCAAGGGCAGGATCGCTTCGGCATCGCCCCGCTCAGCGCGGCGCACGGCCACCATGCCCGTCATGCGCGGTACTCCCCGTTGTGGTGCAGCGCCATGTTGGAGATCGAGGCAGGCCCGGCGGAGTTGCATGTCAGCCGCAGCGCCAGGTGCGACGTCTCTCCGATGGCCTCCGCGTTCTCGTCCGCATAGGTGACGCCGTCCAGGTACCCGAGGTCGATCGTTTCGGTAAGGTCCTTCGGGTTGACCCGAGCGAGAAGGTGCCAGAGGTTCTGGCCGCCGATGTCGATCCCGGTAAACTGCTTGAGCCCGGCCTCGTCGCGCGCGGCGAGGAACGGCATCTCGATCTCTACCGGAAGCTCGCCGGCCGCCGGGTATTCTGCCCCGGTCAGGCCACCGTAGGCGTAGATCGTGTCGGAACTGCGCAGATACGCAATCTTCCCGACGCGCGCCATGCCCGTCACGTTGAAGCCCGGGGCATAGTAGGTCCAGCCTCGGATCTTGGTTCCGGGGTAGTTCGTCAGGACCAGGATCGTAGACCCGATAGCAAGCCAATACGCTCCAGTGCGCGGCTCCATGAGCGACAAAGCGTCGGCCACGGTGCGGGGCGTGACGGAGTCGTAGAGGTCCTGCACGAAAGGATCAAACGCGGTGCCGGCATCGTCTACAAACGCCGCGTTGGAACTGTCCCTGGCGCGCAAGGACCGGACCCCGGTCTCGTCCGCGAAAAACACGTCGCTGGCGCCATACGCCGATACCGCGCGGCCTGCGCGGGTGCCGCTGTTTGGCACCTCCTGCACGCGCTCGAACACGTCCGGGTCGGTGCCGAGGGCGTAGATGACCACGGCGTTCTCCGCGAACACGGCCGCGAACCCCTGAAACGAAGCGATCCCTGTGAGGATCTGCGCGCCGTCGCTGTCCGTGGCCACGACGATGGACCCGGCACCGATCGTGGCGGTGGTGTCCGTCCAGTCCGTCGGGTCATTCAGCTTGCAGTAAACGAGCGCGGGGCCCGCCGGGGACCAGACGCGACTATCCTGCACATGAACCGCGGTCCCCGTAGCCGCAGCCCGACCGGAAAGTGCATACGCGGTCCCATTGATCGTGATTTCCAGGGTATCGTCCGGCTCGAAGGTCCCGCCAAAGGTGACTTTTTCCACCTGTGCGACCGCTTCGACTGCATCCGATCCCCCCGCAAAAGATGACCCCGCCGATAGCGCCGCGTTTCCTTCCGTAACGCCCAGCAGGGTATACCCGTTGATGGCCGCGCCGGATTCATCCGGCGCCGTGACAACTACGCTCGACCCGACTGCGACGGCGCTATAACCGTGGATCGCGGAGCTTTCATTGACCGCCAGGGCCAACGCGGTTGCCGTGGTGTCGTCGGAAGAGACCCAATTCACGGGCCCAGCGATGATGCTCTGCCCCACGCTGCCCGGCGGCTTGACCTGAAGGTCGTAAATCTGGTTCACACCGGGGTCGAACGACCCTCCGACAACGGAGACACTGGCCGTGGCCTCTACGGCGGCCACGCCGGGGACGTTCGCCACGATCTGCGTTACGCTCGCCGTCTGGTCGTTCGTTCCCGTGCCGTTGGTGGCCGAGGCCGAGATCGTGAATGCTGTTCCTGGCGTCAGGGAGGTCAGCACGACCCCGTCAGCCTCCGGCTCGGCGGATACCTCTCCGCTCAGTGCAACCTCAAGCGCGATAGCACGGTAGGTCAGCAGCGCCGTGGCCAGGCCGTCGGCCACCGTGTCCCAATCTGTGACCCGGGCGCCATCGTAGAAGTGGTGGCGGCTGCCGTCGGCGTACCCCGCAATGACGTAGAACTTGTTGTCGAAGAGCTTGGCGTCGAACACGCGGGTCATCGCCGCGCCGCTCGGGGCCTGCAACCGCTGGTACTGCACCCCGACAGGTAGCGTGCCCGCAAGATCGGCGGACCCGAAAACATAAACCTGCCCCCCGATGGCCCCGAGGCCGAAAGTGTTGCTCACGTTGGTAAAAACGGGTTTGAACGCCTTGCAGCGTTCCAGGTCCCCGCCCCGGCTGAGATGGCAGTTCTTGGCGTCCCACAAGGTTCCCGGGACCCCGGCATACCGGGGGCGCCGCCGGTCGATCCCGTACTTGAAGTCTTCGATCAGGATATAGGGCATGTCACCCCCTCGAAACGCGAACCGTCGCGCGGCCGCGATCGAGGTCCACCATCGGCGTCCCGAGGCCGAGACGCGGCGTGCTGGATCCGGCAGTTTGCGGCAGGACGCCGTTGGATTTCAGGTCGATCATCCGCTGGCGCGCGGCGGCCAGCTTGCTATCAGCATCGTCGGTATTGATGCGCCGCAGGATTGCCTCGGCGGCGTAGAGCGTCACCAGCCGGTCATCTATCAGGCAAACATCGCTGGAGTTGACGAGTTTCTGCCACTTGCGGCGGCCGATGATTTCCAGAGAATACGTGCTCGACGCGGGGACCGGCCAGATTTCCATCTGGATAACACCTACGCCGGTGGACCGCAGGTCATACCGCATCGGCGGATCGGCGCGGGCGTCGGCCACGCTGTCGAAGGTCCCGTACTCATCCGGCCCGATGCCGGGGTCCAGCGGGAACGGGACCGTATCCTGCCACGCCACGACCTTTTCGAGCGTGCTATGGTCGACCGCACTCGGAATATTGACGTACCGCGACCCGGCGGACAGCGGCGTCCGAACCGTGACGGTTCGCAAATGCAGCCAGTCGTGATTGTCGAAAAGGCCCTCATAGACCCGGTTCAGGATGACCTTGTGGCGCTCCGTAGCCCCCGCCCCGACAGCCGGGTTGGTGGACTGCCCCGCTTCAGCGCGAAGCTGCGTGAGCAGTTCACCGAATGTCGTAAAGAGCGCCACGGCTCACCCCTCAGAGAACGCTGGTAGCCGGATCCTCGGGGGACCCGGAAATGATGACCGGGACGTCCGACTCGTCGTCTTCGTCGTCCGGCGCCTTGCGGCCCTGCTCCAGTTGCAGGTTGCCGAGGATTTCCCGCAGCTTCGTGAGCGATGCGTTCTTGGGGTAGGACCCGCCCAGCGCGTCGATGCTGGCCTTGACCGCGTCTTTCGGATCGGTCGATTCGGGCTCTTTGGCCACGGGGGCGTCTGGCAGCGGCGCGTCAAGGTCCTCGACCTCTTCCGGCAGCGGGGCGACGTCTTCCATCGAAACCGTCTCCGGCAGCGCGCCGGCCACGGGGCCGAAGAGACCGCGGATCAGGTCAAGATGCTTCTGTTTCTGGCCACCCTGGCCGTACTTGTCCTCCAGACGCCGACGCTCAAGGCGATGGTCGCGGGGCGCGAACGCCTTCGAACCGCTTTCGGAGAGCGACACGATGGCCGACCCGCCGTGGATCGCATTGATGAGCAAAACCTCCGGCGCCGTGAGGCGCTGGCGGATAACCTCGTGCATCAGACTGCCGTTGATGCGGATCTTGGCGTTGTAGAACTTCATGGTGTCTCCGGGTTGTGACCGGCCACCGGGAGGCGGCCGGTCGGTTCAGTATCAGGTGAAGGCGTAGACGCCGCTCGAATTGCGGCGGTTGCAGGTCAGACCGCCAACCCAGGTGCGCGCCCGGAAGAACGCATAGACGTTCTCGGGGCGAGCCGGGGCATGGTCCTTGCGCGCTTCGCCGTCGATAACCATCGGCTTGATGGCATCGGTGTCGAGCACGTAGAGCCGCTTGGACCAGCCGAGATCGTCAAGGGTCGGGTCGTACATGATGTCGTTGCCCTTGAACGCCAGGTCGGAAACCGACCCGTCGATCTTGCCCTTGTTGGCCCATCCGGTCTGCGTGTAGTAGCCCTGCGCTTTGAGCTCTTTCTCGATCCGGTCCATCATGTCCGAACCGGCCAGCCACAGGGAACGCTTCAGGCCGCCATAGCGGCGAAGCTGGCGGAACTCGTACTGGAGCTTGTTCAGGACCGCGCCCGTTTCGGGGCCCGAGCCGAGAGCAATCGCCAGATCGGCACGGTTGCGCCACCAGGTATGCTGAATCTGGTTCAGGCCGCCAACGTTGAGGTCGGCGGTCGGATCGTCGACCACGAACGAGGTGACGCCGGGCGAAAGCTGCGCGTCCTGCGTGCCATCGAGCCAGTACATCTCGTTCATGCCCCGCTCGGTGCCTTCGTTCATGTCCTCGATCTTGTCTTCGAGCAAGTTCGCGAGCATGATCTTTTCGGCGTTCGACGCCTGCGACGTCCGCTCGCCGGTGGTCGAGTCGGTGATCGAGATGCCGGACTTCAGCAGTTCGTGCATGGTGAACGTGATACCGGAGTGAATCAGGTACCAGTTGAACACGGCCTGCTTGATATTCGCCGGGTTGCCGTAGGAAACGGAATCGTCGGCGGCGAAGCCCTGGATCGTGGTCGAGTAGATGCCCTTCACGCGGACCGTGATCTGGTCCTTGCCGCCCGGGAACATCTTCTCGGCGCGGGTCATCGCCGCGTAGAGGGGTTTGTCCTGGATGGTCTGGGCCACGACTTTCGGCGTGTCCTTGTGGAAGGCGAGCGCCGCGTTGGCGGCGTTTTCAAGTTCTTGTGCGGTAAACGGCATCGCTGAGACTCCAAGCGATCCGGTCAGTCAAGCGCACGCAAAACGGCTTCCTGCATCGTTTTGGGAGCGGGCGCCTGTTGCCCGGGTGAAGAAGTGCTCTGCGGCTGTCCGTTGATCGGACGCGGCCGGGGCTGAATAGACGAAACGTGGCTGCTGATACGGTCGTAAGCCTTCTTGAACCGCGCCCGCAGGTCTGCCTCATCCTTCGGAAACCCGTTCTGCACGACGTCCGCGGCAAGCGCGTCAGCCACCAGAGGCTCCTTCAGTTTCCAATCAGGGTCCGTCTGCGCCTTTTCCGCCGACAGCTTGTCCCCGATCCGACCGATCTCGCTGGCGTGACGATGTTGGTCGTCAATCCGCTGCTGCTCCGCTTCCCGTTCGGTACGCTGCTGCTCGCGCTGCGCGTTCCGCTGGTCCCGCTGCTGGCCGACTTGCGTCGTAGCCCGGGCCCGGGAAAGCTCAAGCGCACGTTCCTGCGTGATGCGACCGAGACGGACGTCTTCCGCCAGGTCGTTGGGCAAGACCGCTCCGGCCATCTGCGCAAGCTGCGCGTAGATCGGCTGAAGCTGCCGGAACGCTTCCATAGGATCGTTCCGTATCAAGCCCGCAAGATGGAGCGCCTGCCCCGCGTCGGCGGGGGAGAGATCGTTGTCTCGCAAAAACGACTGGATCTTGCCGTAATTCTCCACCGCGGGCTTCATCGTGTCGATTTCAGCCTTGGCGGTCCGAAGGTCCTCGCTCAGTCCACGACGCTGCGAAAGCAGATCGTCGATCCGGGCCCGGGTCTTCGAGTTGAGCTGCGACATTTCCTCTTCCGACAGCGCCGATTTGTCGTCGGGCTCTTCGGATTCGGAGTCGTCTTGCGTTGACGTTTCGGGGGGCGTGTCGCCGGCTTCCGCCGCTTCCGCACCCGGTTCATCGGTCGAGGCCGGCGATTCCTCGGGCTTGTCCAACGCGGAAAGAACCGCATCGGTAAAGCTCTTTTCTTCGCCTGAATCCGCGGCGGGCGTGTCCGCGGGCGATACGCCCTCTTGTTCGACTTCCGCCGAAGCGGCCTGGTCTTCCGTCAGCGACACGGAGTTACGCTCCTATGTGAACCAAGGTCTCTTGTCGTATCGCATAATACGACAAATTCCGCAAGAGTTACATGCCCGCGCCCGGTGCGGGCATGGCCGCCTGGCCCGGAGGTGTTGCTTCCGCGGGCTGTTCGGCGTTCTGCGCGCCCCCGCCCTGCCCCGCCGGAGCCTGCGCCGCCGGTACCGGGCCCGCGCCCGGAGCCGCGGCCGGTTTGGCCATGGCGTTCTGCGCCACGATCGACAGCGCGCCCTTCTGAAGCAGCTCGTCGAAGTCGATATCGAGCAGGTCCGCATACTTCGCGGCCAGGGGCTCGGGATTGATGCCCGGAAGCTGCGACAGCGCTGGCCACGCGCGCTCGGCATTGGCAAGCTGCGCCGCCTGGTTCGGGCGGCCGCTGGACCCCGCGCGAACGGACAGCATGATCTCGTCGGCAAGCTGCTTCCGATTCTGGGGCGCCTCCGGCCACGCGGCGCCGGGGCCGACAATCTCGATGACGCGCTCCTTGGTGAGCATCTGCGCCATGATCTGCCCCGTGACACGCGCAAGGCGCGTCAGCATGTCGTCAAGATCGTCGGTATTGTCCGACAGCGACGACATGCGGCTGTTCTCCGCAATCGAGCTTTCGGTGGCCGTCGCGCCGCTGGTGCCGCCGAGATTGGCCTCCTGCGTGCCAACAGACCGTTGCATGTCGGAGTAGACGCCCTCGGTCTCGTAGAGGTTCGGGTCGATCGGCGCCGTCGGGCCCGCTTCGACAACCGACGAAAGGGGCTTGTCGCTCCCGTCCGGGGTGACTTCGATCAGCGCATGTGCTGCGTGAGTGGCGAGCGCAGTCTTGTCCCGATCTTGCAAGCGCCCGCGCGCAGCGAGCCAGTAGGGCCGCGCGGCAATCCGATGCTCCCGCAGGCCCTCCCGGGAGCGGTTGTACTCGAACTGCATGTGCCGGGCCACCCATACGTCGCTCAGCGGGTAGATTTCCTCGTCGTGCTCGATCTCGTTGAACACGAGCGGGATGATGTTGAAGAATTGCTCGACGAAAACGTCCGGTTCCTGCGGCGCCTTCAGGAATCCTTCGTACGCTTCCGAGATGACGAAAACCTGCTTGGTAATCTTGTCCTGGACCTCGTAGACCCGGTAGGTCCGCTCGTCGCAATCCTCGCTCTCCATCATGTCGTTGGCGGCCTTGAGGTCCGGCGACATGGCTTTCTCGATATCGACCTTGTAGATGGTCTCGATCTCTTCCGCCGAGAAGTCGAACTTGTGGGCCAGCCAGCGGGTCCCGAGCAGAGACTTCAGATGCCGGGTCTTGGGGTCGAGCACGATCTCGGTCGACTTCGGGTAGTCGTAGACGACCTGCTCCCGAACCACCCGGTCCGGGTTGTTCTGGATATCCTGGATGAGCATCTGAAGCTCCAGCTTCTTCGCGTCCAGGTCCCCGTCGTCCTCTTCCGTGACCTCTTCGGCCATGCGCTCGATCTCGGCGAGCTTGCGCGTGCTGTCCTCCAGCAGAGTCGTCGTCTCCGGGCGCAATTCCATCTCCCGGATGAAGCCGAACTTGACGTACCCGACGCCGTTGACCTTCGTGCGGCGAACCAGCGCCTTGACCTGCGTCTTGAAGTCGTAAGGCTGCTCGTCGATCTGGTACGCGTGCAGGATCGTCATGGTCTTGGCCATGCGCTCCGCCAACGCTTTCTGTATCTGCGCCTCGGCGATGTCCTGCGCGATCCCGAGCAACTGCTGCTCCGCCTGCGGGTTGCCCATCATCGCTTGCGCGCCCAGCATCATGGGCTGCTCGGTCGTGCCGTCCCAAACCGCATGATAGAGCCGCTTGCGCGGCGACGCGATGGCCACCGGGTTCTTGGCGTACAGCTGCGAGACTGCCTGGTTGATATGCCGGTTCAGAATCGGTGCGACGTAGCGCCACTCATCCGACAGCCACTCCTTGTAGGCCCCGTGCGCCGCGATCTGCTGGCATTTCTTCATGCGCTCGAAGACCTTGGACCAGTGCTTTTCGGCGGCCCGGATCTTCTTCAGCCACTTGGCGACGAGCTGCTTCTCGGCCTTGGAAACGACATCTTCCTCGCTCTCCGGCGATTCCGGGGGCATTTGGTCCTGCTCCGCGCCTTCCATCGTGGCGTCATATGCTTCACCAGCCATTGACCGCTCGCTCCTGCTGCTCCCTCAGCGCCCGGACCTTCGTTTGGCGAAGCGTCCAGACCGGGGACCCGACCTGAATTACGTTCCCGTTGTTGCGGGCCTCGGTGTCGTCCGCCGAGATCATGGTATTCAACCCGTTCCCGATATGCGACAGAAAATCGACAAAGTCATCATTCGCGCCGAAAGGAAACCGCAAAATCTGGCCGCGGGCGTCTGCCCACCACGACGCGAAGCGCGGGAACTTGACCGTCTTCATCGACATGCGGCCCTGGATGGCCCGCGCGCGGGTCTGCTTGTCCGCCGACGGCCGAACGCCCCGGATCACCGGGTATAGCCGCTCCGCGAGCAGCCGCTCCCGAAGGAAAGGACCGAACGACTTCGAAATCAGTTCGTCCTCCATCCACCAGACCACATGATCCCGGCGGCGAAACATGCCGATGAACTCGTCCACGGTCTGCCGCGTGTCCATCCGGCGCCAGACGACGTCGGGCAGGACCCACAGAACGCCGTTCTTGTCCATCCCGACGTCGCCAAGCACGGTAAAGTCGCGGCCGGCCTTGGTTGACACCGCGTGGTCCGACGCGCCGTAATACCGTAGGTCGGCCGGCAACTCGTCGGCGTCGTACTCCTGAATCCAGTCGGCGAGGAAATAGGCGCCGTCATCCGGCGTCGGCTCCCCCATGACAAGAGCACCGAATGACCGTCGATCACCGCGCTTCCACTGGCTGAAATGGAGCAGGTCCTTATCCTCTTCCCATAGGGCAACCATGGGCGCGACGCCGAACTGTTCGATCACGCGAGGATTGTCCGGAACCTTAAGCTCCAGCCCGAGAAGGTTCGCCAGTTTCGGGTCTTTGATGACGCCCGGGATATTGAGGTACTGCCAGTCCTCCGCAATCCCGGCGTAGAGCTTGTTCCGTTCCGGATGGTTCTGGTCGCAAAGCCGCCCGATCAAGTCGTCTTCGTGCCAGCGGGTGTGCAGCACAATCATACGGGTGCGGTTCGATCCGCGCGAGTAGGCCACGCTGAAAAACCACTTCCAGAGCTTTTCGCGGAAGTCATCACTCTGGACCTGCACGTCGTCCTTGATCGGGTCGTCGATGATGAAGTAGTCGGCCGACTTACCCGTTGTGCCGGACCCCTGCCCCACGAAGAAGAGCTTGCCGCCAACCGTCGTGCGCATGGCCGTTTTCGACTTGCTGCTTTTCGACAGAGCGAAGTTCGGGAAGACCATGCGAAACAGCGGCGAGTTGACCACGGCGAGGAAGTCGTCGCCAAGTTCCGCCGCGCGGTCCTCGTTGTAGGTCGCGACCACAATCCGCGCTTTTGGGTCGCGGCCCCATATCCACGCCGGGCCGAACGTCGACAGGTGAATCGTCTTGCCGTGCTGCGGCGGCACCGAAACAGCCATGCGCTTGCGCTTGCCGAGTGCAACGTCCTGGATGATCTCGCAGAACAGCTTGCCCTGCGGCGTCAACTGGTACGCGGTCAGCTCGTCGTCCGCGCCGGGCATCAT